CGCATATCGCGATGAAGTGGTTCAAAGCGTCAAAGGCTGATGCACACATCTATCTAAAAGTTTGCTGGATTGACGATGAAGTGTCCTAGTTGCGGTGCCTCAGTCACCCGCGTGATTGAGACGCACAGGGAAGAACAGCTGATCTGGCGTTATCGGGTCTGCAAAGAGTGCGGCAATACCTGGCGCACCCATGAGCGGGCCGTGTGGAAAGCAGGCAAAGACTGGAGCGTTACCCCCATCGTTTTGGAAGGAGATGAGTGAAAGCAAGTTTGTTCGTCACATCCCTTGCCCCAGTTGTGGCAGCTCTGATGCTGCTGCTGAATATGACGACGGGCACACGCACTGTTTCTCCTGCGGAGCCACAACCCAAGCAGCCAAACCTGAGAAAATTGCCCTGCCGGACTTTATTCGGCCAATGATCACCACGGCATCAACACCGTGGAAGGATTATTTCCGCGGCATCCCAGGGCGAGTGTTGGACCAATACGGGGTTCAACGCACTGACGATGGCAACACCGTCTTTAACTACCGAGATTCGTCGGGTGATGTGATCGCCCAGAAAGTCAGGAACGCCGATAAGTCGATGATTCGATGGCACGGCAAACCAAAAGACGTGGCGGGTTTCGGTGCACACCTTGCATCACCACAGAAACATGAAGCTATCGCGATTTGTGAAGGTGAATACGATGCGCCTTCTATCTTTCACGCTACAAGTGGCAAAGTTGTTGGCATTTCTGTTCCCTCGGGAGCGCAATCAGCCGCCAACTTTGTCAAGAAACACCTTGATTTCTTCAACCAGTTCAAGGTCGTCTATGTCGCCACTGATATGGACGAACCGGGCAAGGCCGCAGCTACTGCCTTGGTCTCGCTTTTCGAGGCAGGCCAGGTCCGGCGTGTCGTGCTCACGCGAAAGGACTGCAATGAAGAACTCCAGGAGCTCGGCAGCCAAGCGCTTAAGGATGCTGTCCATGGAGCTAAAGAGATCCGGCCGGATGGCATCCGCAGCGCCTCTACCTACTCGGGAGTGGCTCTCCAAGCCCCAAACCGTTCAGTTGTTCCCTGTGCCTTCAACTATTGGAACGACAAAACACAGGGTTTCTGGGACAACAACCTTCAGATCCTGATAGCCGGCTCCGGCATTGGTAAAACCACCTTCGCTCGTGCCCTCGCCCTTGGGGATATGGAACGTGGCATCAAGGTGGGGTGGATTGGCCTGGAGGAAACAGCAGAAGAAGCCATCTACCGGTTTGTGGGGATGGCAGCCGGTGTCCAGCTTCATGCCCGCCGCAACTATCTAGGCCTGACTGATGATCAGCTAAGCGCTATTAGCGACGCTGACAAGTTTGTTACCCAGAGCGGAAGGCTTGAGTTATTTGATCACTTTGGGTCGATTGATTCCGATGTGATCCTCAACCGCATGGCCTACATGGTCCGCGCCCTGGGTTGCAAACACATTTACCTGGATCACCTAACCATTGTCGGTTCCGGCCTTGCGCAAGACACCAGACACCTGGACGCGCTGATCACCAAGATCCGCAGCTTTATTGCTGCAACCAAATGCACGGTGTTTGCCATTAGCCACCTCAACCGTGGCTCAAGCCAACACAAAAACATGGAGGACGGTGGCCAACCGGAACTTCATGACGTGCGCGGCTCGCACTCAATCGTGCAACTAGCCGATGTGATCTGGGCCCTCTCCCGCAAGAGGGGAACCAACACAACTCACTCCTTCTGTCTCAAGAACCGCATGCTTGGCCGCCAAGGCTATGCAGGCTCGTTCGAGTTCAACGAAGGAACCCAACAGCTGAGGCAGCTATGGGACGACCCGACCAACCACTTCTAACTCTCACCATGGACGATCTAAAACGCCTGGCGCATGACGCCCAAACCAACCTTGAGCGCGCCGTCAAAGATGGCGACCAGCCAAACCAGATGTTCTGGACTGGTTACATGCTCTGCATCCGTCACCTCTACGAAGGGGAGAACGAATGAAACGCTTTTTACGCCACTGGTTTATCCAGCTTCAACCCAGCAGGGTCAGCGAGGATGAAGCAGTCAGAAGGGCCAAGGATTTCATCAACAAGGTGGCTGAGGAGGCAAACCTGACCAGCGACCAGCACTCACAGCTGTTATCCAATGTCGATTGGCTTGATTACTTCATCAAGGACAGGCGGCAGCCTTTCGCAATCCGTTGGTGGCAATCAACCAGGAGCTGGGTTGTCTATTTCGGCATCCAGGTCCGCGAGGAAATTTTTGACTGGCGTTTTTACAAGGAGCTCGAATGAGAGGCAACCGCAATCCAACGCCCAATGAGCGCCTGCGGGATCACCACAAAAACATGCTCACGGGTGATCTCAAACCACGCCAAGTAGGTACGACCTGCAGCGAAAACCCCAACGCCCCTCTGTGGGAAGCCCTTATCAACATCGACGGCCAATGCCCACTCAAGGAATGGATCAGAGCGGAAACCAAAGCCGCAGCCAAGCGCTACGTGCTCAACAAATACAACCATGTCAAATCGGTCCTCATCTTGGGACGGGCAACCGGGCCCTGATCGACACTGATCTGTACCTGTTCAAGGCTGCAGCGGGGAGCACCTTCACCTTCAAGTGGGATGACGACAACCGCGTTGGGATGACCAACATCTCAATGGCCAAGGACAAGTTCAGAGCAACCATGGACTGGATTGAGGATGAGCTGCCAGGCCACGCCCCGATCCTGTGCCAGGGCGGCCGTAGCAACTTCCGCTATGGCCTCTACCCCTCCTACAAATCCAACCGGCGGGAGAAGCTCAAGCCCTGGGGTTATCAGGAGTTGGTCGATTGGGTGCTGGATACCTACCCAGTGATCCAGGTCGATAACGTCGAAACGGATGACATCCTCGGGTCTTGTTACCTGGAAGGCGATGTGATCGTCTCCGGCGACAAAGATATGAAGACCATTCCCGGCGTTCACTTCCAGGGTGAAGTGGTCTTCGAGGTTTCAGAGGACGAGGCTGACCACAACTTCTTCATGCAGGCATTGCATGGCGACAGCACTGACGGCTACCCCGGCTGCCCTGGCGTTGGCCCGGTCATGGCAAACAAGCTGCTGGCAGGGTGCGAAAGCAACCGCGAACGCTGGCAGGTGGTGCTCACTGCTTATCGCAAGAAAGGCTTTGACGAGTTCCATGCCATCACCCAGGCACGCATGGCTCGCATCCTCCGGGCTGGTGAATACGACCACGATGCGGGTGAACCAAAGCTTTGGATTCCCCCTGTTTGATTGCCTGTTCTCTGCAGGGCCGTAAGCATGGGGGCATCAGCCCCCTTTGCTGTGATCGAACAAGTCTTGATCGATAAGGATAAGTTCGTTGATTTCTTCGAGTTCTTCGAGGGCAACGTCAGTCAGATCGCAGGGGTAGAGAAGCTCTACGAACACATCAAGCTCGCATCACCAACGCTGCTGGCTAAGAACGCCGAGTGGATGGAGATGTATCGCGACTCCGCGCTGCCGGAGCCAGAGGAGCCGACTGAGTTCACCGGCTATTTCACGCCCGACATGATGAACCGGCTGACGGGTCACCCAGCCACCAGCTTTGATTCAGTCTTCTGCAACGACTGCAACCGGTTGTTTGAAGAGACCGGCTTCAGCAAACACCTGGAAGCAGCCCGGATGCTGATGGCCAACATGATGCACGAGACCTGCAACTTCGTATATATGAAGGAGATTGCAGATGGATGGGCTTACGAGGGCCGTACTGATCTGGGGAATACTTCTCCTGGGGATGGTCCTAAGTACAAGGGAGCTGGAGTGTTACAGCTCACCGGCAAGCACAACTACAGCCGGCTGGCAGAAGGTCTGCCGGATCCCAAGGTGATGGACGGCGTGGATTACGTCGCAGATACCTACCCCTTCACCTCAGCCAAGATCTGGATCGAGGAAAACGACCTGCTCAACGTCTGCCTCAAGCAAGGCTTTGATGCCTGCTGCGTCCGTATCAACGGGGGCTGGAACGGTTACGACGACAGGCTGGCCAAGTACCGGATCTGTCAGACCGTAATGCTTTGATCTACTGGAGGGAAATCGTGGACGATGTGATGTTCTCTTTCCATGTAGAACAGGCCCGCCGGGCTATCAATGCCTGCGGCGACATCAAAGAGATGCGCCTGATCTCAGTAAAAATGTTGGAGATGATGGTCTACCAGCGCCAAGTCACTCGGGATCTGGTCGATCAAGCAATCAAGGCTGAGCAGAGTCACTTGCCCCAGTCAAAAGAGAAAGAGTCGTAGCCACAGCGATCGAGAAGATCTCCTGGGCCCTGTCTCCCAGGGCTGGGCACCGTTGCGTGATCAACGGCACCTCCTCACCCTTGATGGGCCTGCTGCATTTGTAGAAAGCAAACGACAGCAGCACGCCCTCCCAAATAAAGATGCCGACCAGGGCTCGATAGAGAAAGACCTTTGGCCTGAATGGCTGCGGGTCTCTCCCGATCTTCATCCCGTGAACATCCCCCAGAAATAACAGGGGTGTCCGGAGTCAGGACTCAAGTCATTGCTTTGGATGTCCAGCATCTTCACTTTGATCTTCCAGTTACGGTTTGGGTTGTGGATCGCACTGACCACCTGCAGATGACCGCAAAGGGTGCTGCCATTATTCACCTCAATCGTGCCGATATTGGTGAATTTGCCCCAGTCAATCCCTGCCTCTGGCAACGCAACATGCGTGATGGCAGCAAACTGATTGGTAGTGACACCCTCCTGCAAGAACATCACCTCACCTTCTGAAAGGCTCGTTGTGTCTAGCCCTGCCTTGAAATACCTGTTGCCGTTGTACTTCTCTGTGAAGCCAACGCCTCCGCCAGCCTCTGGAATCTCGATCGCATCGATCCTCCCGTCAACGTACTTGCGATTAACAGCGTCAGTCTCAAGACCTGGGTCACCAACACCAGCAATCTTGTTGCCGCTCATATACAAGACGCCTGTCATCTTGCTGGTAGTGCCACCGCTTAATGGCAGGTAGCTATCAACCTTTTCATCCACATACTCAGTGGTCGCAAAAGGCTCAAGGTCAGCTGCAACCCCTGTCTCGTATAGCGGTGGGTCGTACTCATCCATCCGCTCTTCCCATGCAGCAATCGCAGCGCTGGACAGCTCACTCAAGACCCCGTTGAGTTCGCCAGTAATGCGGAATCGCATCAATGCGTTTGGCAGGATGTCGGCCTGACCGCTACCGCTCAAGCTCAGCTGGATCGGGAACTCACCACCAGCCGTGTAGCCCAACTCATCCTTTTGCGGATGGTCGGCAATATCAATCCAGTTGCCATCGCCATCGCCATCAATCTCGTACTGCCAGGTGTAAGTGCAGTTCGGATTGTTGGACCAGCTCACCTCATAGATGGGGTTGCCTGAGTAAGGGTTCTTTCGCATCCCCCACTTGTTGATCTGCAGCCATGGCAGCGTCTCCTTGCCAGGCATTGAGCCACCGCCCTGGCCAGCCTTCTCATCAAGCCAGTAGTTGACCTCCTTCTGGGTCTTCAGCGTGCTGGGGTCAGCAAGCGCCATGCCAGGCACTTCTGTGTTGTCTCGCACCATCACCTGATCGGTGTAGACGACACCACCACCAGGCCCGTAGTCCTTGTAGGTCCACTCGTTCTTGGCTTCGCTATAGGTCCAGACCCGGACATACCCAGGCGGTTCCTGAAGCTCATCAACTACCTGTTGGCCGTCATGCGGCTGGTCGGGAAAGTGAGTCATCAGATCAGCTCCGGGGTCAGGTAGGCCGACAATTCAATTGTGGGCAACGGTTCAAGGTGAGGCTGTGGATTGGTCACCATCTCCCATTGGTCAGGTGGCAGCGAAGGATCTTCAACAACCAAGTGGGGTGCTTTCACCATTGCCTCCAGCGCTGCAATATCAGCAGCCGACATGATCAACGCACAGTTGGCTTTGCAGGTCAGACGCACTGCATCGCGTTGGCCCACCACAGCAGAAGGCACCGGCACCATCTCGCCTGAGCGCTTGGTCGTTTCTTCCAATGCCCTGGCATACATGTAATCCGTGGACTTCAAGTTCTGCTGCGCTGCTTGGATTTGCCGAGCGCAATAGCTCTCCTGCACCTTGTCCAATGGACGCTCGCTATAGGTCCAGCTGCCATCTGGATTGCACGGTGTGTTGACGACATAAAACGCTGGGTCTGGGGCAGGCGCTGGAATCACCTGCTTGAACCCAAGCTTCATGAATGTTGGATGGCTGGCACCAGCAGAGGTGTACTGCGTGTCCCCATAAACAAAGGGGGTGCCGATTCGATAACGCTTCAGCGTCTCCTGGTCCAAATAGAACATGGCCAATAGGGGTTGGGTTTACCGGGCATTGGCCGGTGAAGTGTTACTCGATCCGAAGGGATTTTCGGCCCAGGCTGCGTACACAACGGTGCCTCCGTTGACAGAACCAGAAGAGCTCCGCAGCTTGAATCCATTGGACAGGAAATCAATATCTCGTGCACTCCA